CTTGGTGTAACCGAACTAGTTGGAGTAACAGATGGTGTTTCGCTCGGCGTAACACTTGGTGTAACAGAACTTGTGGGTGTAACACTTGGTGTTTCACTTGGAGTTACTGATGGAGTAATACTTGATGTTGGAGTAACTGACGGAGTTATACTTGGTGTAACCGAACTAGTTGGAGTAACAGATGGTGTTTCGCTCGGCGTAACACTTGGAGTTTCGCTCGGTGTAACAGATGGTGTTTCACTTGGAGTTACTGATGGAGTAATACTTGATGTTGGAGTAACCGATGGAGTTGATGTTGGAGTAACATCAGGTGTTTCAGTTGGAGTAACAGATGGTGTGGATGTTACTGTTGGTGTGGATGTTACTGTTGGTGTGGATGTTACTGTTGGAGTAATTGAAGGCGTTCTTGATGGTGTTGCCGTTCTTGATGGCGTCTTTGTGGGTGTCGGAGTAAGTGTCGGAGTAATTGAAGGCGTTGGAGTCGCAGATGGTGTTACTGTTGGTGTTGGTGTTGGTGAAGGTGTCGGACATGGTATTTCCGCGACACAGGTTTTATCCAATGAAGGAAAGAAAACTGAATATGTTCCTAAATAATAATTTGTTTCGTAATAATATGGCATTACGACAGTACCAACGTTTATTGTACCGCCCGTGCAAGGATAAAATGTTATGATTCCAGTTTCACCATCGAAATTACCCGTGTTTATCTTTATTAATGCCATTTAAAAATATGCTGTTGTCTATATGTATTTTTATTTTAAAAATATAATCAGTTAATGTTAGAAAATCAATGTATTTTTTTTTAATAATCATATTAACAACCGATAATTGAGCCGGATAATTCTTCGTTGGTTGGCTCATTTGGACACAAATTCTCATCAACATAATATTGACCTAAATTAAAATTCGTATTTGGATGAATTTCATACTTGTGTCTCATTAAAACTTGATGGTTAGTGTTGCCATTGAAAACAACAATAAATTCTTCGTCAATTGGATTTCCATCCAAATTAAAGTTTATGTTGAAGTATAAATTAGATTCGCAATAATTTAAATCAACGTTAATAACCTCAATTAAGTTACCATATTGATTCATCAAATAATCTCCATGATTATATAATTCTTTTGGGTGGTCACAACATGGTTCTACAAAATCAGATGGTCTTATTTGTAATTCTTCAGGAAATCTATCGTCAAAAAAATACAATCCGTTTGTTGGAACTCCAAAATTTTCAACAAGTTTATTTGTATAAACTCTAAGTTGTGTTGTGGGTAACACTTCAAAAACTTCGTAATTACCATTAGATGTTTGACCAGTTATTAAACTATTTTTAACCGATGCTAAACATTCAATATCAATAATTTCTAATTTTACATAACTAAATGTAAATGAATAACCTGAATTAGGTCCATCTAATATCTGCTGGTGGGTGTAACTAGTACATGGTAAATAATTTGCAGATAAAATAAATTCGCCAACATTTAAGTCACAAGTATTTTTTTCTGTAATTGTACCACCACTGATATAATTTTGAATATCTTGGTAGGTTGTGGTTTCATTTATGGTTAATCCACTATCAATAACCAAAACAGTTGAATCACACTTAATTCCGTAATTAAAGTTTGATTTATACTCAACTTTAGGTTGTATGGTATAACCAGTGTAGTTATCGCAATAAGTTGCTCCTGAAAAAGCTGAGATTGGGTTACCTATTGTTCCTTGATACCCAACAATATTAAACAATTCAACGTGACTTTTCCCATTTGGTTCGGGACATGGGTCGTGTTCGACTTTAGCTTGTAACCCTTCTATTTTAAATTTAACTTCTTTGTTTGCTGCGTCTACGATATTAAAATTAATAATATCATTTTCGGTAACACCCGTTAATTTGAATATACAATCACTTATTTTTTCGATATAGACATCAGCATTTTGGTTATTTCCACTTACACAATTCGCGTAAATGTAAAATGGCCAGTCTGAACCTTCTTGTACACCTGTTTTGTAACCAATAACCTCAATAAATAAATCAGTGGTCATTGTACATCCACTTGGAGTTTCACAATATGATTGATTGTCACCATAAACATGAACACTCATACCATTTGAATTTTTTACGATGTCGTAATCGGACTCAAATCTATAGTCAAAATATTCACTAACCGAACATTCGTTTGGTCCCAATTTAACGGATGAAAATTTAACTTTTTCTATACCATTCTCATCAACAAATGTTTCATATTTAATTAATAGTATTGTTTCTGAATAGTAAGTTTGACCCGTAGTTCCTGTAAATGGTGCGTATGGTTCATAACCAGCACTATTTCTTGTGATTGTTATATCGTTAATTAATTCTTCTAATGCGCTCAACCACAATTCTTTAATTTTAACAGGGTCGGGTAATAAATAATCTTTATAATCACATATTAAAGATAAATTAACTGTATCACCACTAGTTACTCCACTTGTACATCCGGTAAAAGGTTGTGGGTCAAACAATTTTGCACTTGTTGACGTATTTGATGTACCACTGACAACAACATACATTGAAGAAGTTAAACCACTATAGTCAGCTCCACCATATACAATACCATCAATCTCAATTATTGGATAATATGTCATGCCGGTTAGATTTAATAAACCTCTAAAATTTACTTCCTCACCTAAAATATTTTCTAAATCTTCTTCGATTATGTTTTCAAAATTAGGATACAATTCTTCAATAAACTGAATCGGTTGACAGTCGAATTTGTATTGATATTTGGGTCTACCAAAAACATTATTTTCAATTAAATTACCACCTGTCCATAATGTTGTGGATGGTACTAATTGTTCAACTAATTGTGGCCAATATGGTGATACTTTCTCAACAAATTCGGTTACATTAATCTGATGATATGGTGTGAAACCCGTTGTCTGTGATATATAATCTCTGTATACATCCTCAAGTTCGATGTAATTTTTTTTGTAACGAATTTTATTCGAATTTGTTACAAGAGTGTGTATGAAAGTATCTAAAAATTCTGCAAAAGTTTTACCAGTTTGTGGTGGTAAAGTATTTGTTCCAAATGATATTTCTAACTCCGAACTTTGTCTAAAAATATCATAATCTATACCTCTAGCTGGTGATATATAAATTCCAATATTTTTTCTATTTAAAATTAATAATGAATCATCTTCAATTTGTTGACCTTTATTGTTATCAACATCTAAAACAAGATTATAACCTGTGTCTAAACCCGGTAATGTTCTATATTGATTAAAATATTCTTCACCATATGAATATGACTTATTTTTTGTTAAAATAGTCTTTGTTCTACCAGTCAGAACCGAATTTTCAGTATCTAAAACAAGGGGTGAACGGTGATTTAATGTTATATCATACCAACCTGAACCTTTTTGATAAAAAATACCCTCAGTTTCATTAAATGCTCTTCTTGGTAAACCTGTAATTTCATCAACAGGATACCCTTCTCTATTGTAGGTCGTTGATGCTGTAAATGAAACTTGTGAATATGTGAAACCAGTTGAATCAAAAGTCGCATATGAATATACTTTATTACCTTGGATAACATCATATATGTCTTGTTGTAAATCAAAACTAGCAGGTATTGAAGTTACTCGATAAATGTATTCATCAATTTTAATTAATGGTTCGGGTGCTCCCAAAAATTTAAGGAAAAAATCGATAGATGCTCTAGTTCCTTTTGATTTGTATATGTATGCTAAGTTTACTAAAATTCTTCTATAAAATTCGTATTCAGCATCTATTAAATTGGAACCTGTTGGAACACCACCATAATTAGATTCAATTCTTGAGTATAGAACATCTTCTAATTTTTTTTGGTCAAATAAATTAATTGTTGATAAACCTAAATTTTCTGCCAAATTTTTTAATAAAATGTCAGGAATATTGTTGATTTTATCATACGACACATTCCTCATATAAGCAATGTTGTCTATATATTTTTTTACACTATCAAAACTTTGTCCATATAATTGAAAGACACTCTCAGCTCTTTTGTCTTCAGTATCGAATTCAAAAAGTTGTGGTGCCGCCAAAAATCTAACCATTAAATTAGATTTAAAGTCATCTATTTCATCAGCAATGTCACTTAAATTTGAAACATATATGTCAAAATCAATACCTATAATTTGAATGTTAAAACCATCACCAGCAATTGGCCATGAATATTGAACATCAACCAACGATGTTTTAGAACCATCTAAACTGTCTTTTGGTACTTTAAATGATGATGTGTATATTGGGTCGGTTTCCCTATTTAAAAGTGATTCTTCTAAATCGTCTAATCCTAAAAAAAATTCTTCAACTAAACCATCATTTGGTCTAATTAAAATATTTTGTGAATATGTTGTACCAGTAAAAGGATTACCGTAAACTCTTAATTCTATTTTATTAAGATTATTTGGTTCGGTATATTCTAATATTGGGTATGGTGTTTTATTTATATCTAAAACATATTTTGTAAATGAGGAATAAAAATTACGTAACTCATTTTCCGTTTCCGGTTTAACAACAGAAATAGGTTCAATTAATTGAATTTCAAATGGGTTAAATAATTTACTTCTTTCAATAAATAAAGTAGTAACATTTGTACTATCATTATATGTAATGTTGTCGGCACTAAATGGTGAATTACCAATCGGACTATTTGCAATAACGGAAAGACCCGCAGGAAACTTCTCAACGATTCTCGTTATAGAAACTAATATTCTACTTTTTAACGAACCAAATAATGATTTATCACCATATTTTTTATTTCCTCTAAACCTTACCTCATCTGTTCTTTTTTTTGAAGTTTTAGATGTTGTTGTTTGAACCCCTTCATTCTCTTTTAATGTTCCTAAAGTTAGAAATTCAGAAAATGGGTTACTTTTAAATGTTTTTGAGTCTTTTTGAGGAATAATTTTATCAATAGCGAAGACTGTATTAGTAAGCGCAGATGTTCCATCGGTTAATTGTCTACCAACTAAAAAATCATTAAATGTTTCCGCTCCACTAGCCGCTTGACTTGGTACTTTCCTTTTTGCCATTATACTTCTGTAATAGTATCAAAATTTAGAGTTTCATCAATATCATTTCTTTCCTCACGAACTTCATATAGTGTTTCATTAAATTCGTCTTTAACTTCGTAAAGATTGTATTGTCTATAGATGTTGTTATTGTTGTCGTATATGGTGTAGATACCTTGTGAAACTGCTTTACTTTGATTACCATACAATGCGTATGCAAGTGTAGAAGCATCATGTTCAACCATCTCAATTTCAATTGTGGTTGGGTTTAAGTATGTATTGGTTAAAATTATTTTTTGAGACGGTACACCAATAAACGGAACCGTATTTGGTTTGTTTGTAGGTGCCGATGAAGGTGTTACGGTTAAAAACATCAAATTCGTTGACTGTTCACTGTATTGATACCTTATAGCTTTTTGTGATGTGCTTGTTAAGTTTGAAACTATAGGTGTACAATAGAATGATGATGTAACTATTCTATAAAAATTTGCAATTTTTTTGTTATCGGAAGAGTTTATGTACTCAATTCTATAACCTATTAACCCTTGTGGTGTGAATTTATTTCTATCTTCAGCCGGAACATTAGATAAATCAATAACCAATCCTCTAACAGATGGTAGTGATGCTAAAATTCCACAATCGGTAATACTAGTTCTTATTTGTTTTGGTCTGATATGTAATGTGTATATTCCTAAATCAGAAAAATCATCTGAACCTAATTTTAAGTTATATAAACCACCTAAAATCTCAACATTTGACGCATTTGTGTCATCAGTTGTTTCAGAATTATGAAAGACAGGAGTTAAAACATCTAAAGTGTTGAGTCTCTTCAATGTGACTGTAGATGTGGCATTCCTATCCGCTACGTAATGAAAATATATTTCAACGTCTTCAGGTGATACATCTGATGGTCTAATTATACCGTAACTTCCTACTGCCATGTTTTTTTATAATAAATATGAAAATTATTGTTTTCTGATATTGAAATATCCATTTCCATAGAATGTTAATTCGCCTGTGTTATCAATTTCAGATAATCTTAATGTTTTTTCGAGTACTCCTTGTTTTCCTCTTTCAACAAAAATATCCGAATAAATAACGGGTTCATCGATAAATCCTAAGAAATGTTCATTTCTGGTTATTAATGTATTAATAACTTCTTCTTTTGTAAAGCCTGAAGTTGTTCCTGTAATTGTTGTTACTCCGTCAGCAAAATCTTGATAATATAAATCATCAATTGTGTATGCACTGTACGATACACCGTTAAGTGTCCCCGTGGTGACACCCGTGTAGGTATTTGAACCGTATAATTTTTTATCACTAATTTTACTTTTACCTAATGCCGCATATGTAAATGTCGTGTAACCGGTATATGTACCCCCATTATAATCGTAATCATTTAAATAATTTTGTGTTTGACCCGTAATGTTGGTATATGGAATTGTAAATCCTGAGAATGTACCCAAAGGATTTAAAACTGTAATATTTGACGGTATTTGTACAATTTTTTTAGTTTCAAATTGAGTCCATGGTGTGTTAATTGATATTGAAATTATAGTCTCACCGGTAGATGAGTAAGTTTTACTTGCGGTTATACCTGTAGTACTTAATATAGAAGTTGTTCCATCACCCCAATCAACAGTAAAATCTATTGAGTGGATTTCAGAAACTTTTGTTGTGTCAATTGTATTATAAACCTGTACAGTGTTTCCTGTTTGAGTATAAGAGAAGTTACATATTTGTTCCACTTGTTGTAACTCACCATCAAATCCAACCATTACACCCATCTCGTCAACCGAGGTCTCTAAGAAAATTGGTAAATCATGGTCATCATACGCTTCTGATTTTGTTAATTCTTCCCAACCATAAAGTTCAAGTGTTAAATCACAACCGTCATCACCATATGAATTTGTGGGAATTGTCGTTCCTGTCCACATATAATATCCCGACGGTACTGTACTACCGGTTATATTATAAACAATTAAACCATCTAAAGGGTCTAAATATTGAGATTCGGACCATTTAGTTAAACTACCAAAACTGTTGTACCAATAAGGTCCATCAGCCGAATACAATTTTAAATTAGGAATATTTTTCCTACGTATTTCATATTTTAATGGTGGTTTAATATCCATTATTTTTTTCTTTCATAAAAATTTATCGGAGATACAACTTGTCCTCTTCTTGAACCTATTGAACCATTATATTCATATATGATGTATGAGTAATCTGTTCTATCAATAATTACTTTGTAATATACATCCTCTTCTTCAACAATATCCTCAGCCAATGTCATTGATTTATTTACAAAGTCGATAACACTACCATCTTTTGCATTGTAATATTTTACAGTCATATAGAATGTGTTACCTGTTATATTAGTCTCACTAAACGGTGAATCATCTGCAAACCAAAAGAGATACATATTTTCAGTATTTCTATAGTTTGAACCATTGAAGACAGGTACATTAACAAAATCATTTAATGGATATGTGAATCCACTTGGTATTCCAGTAAAATATACTTTTTCACCTAATGGTAATATTAAATTTTTAGAAAAAACCAATCTCCTATTTGTCTGATTTGGTGATTCATCATTACTTGTTTTATAAAATTCTAACCTAAAAAAACTTTCAGTTGATTGTCTTAACATTTTAGAGTTTTCCTCTAATGTAATTCCAACCGCCTCGTAGTTTTGTACATAGTTTCCTGAATTATTTAAAAAATAAAAACTATACCATATGTCTGTTTGATTAAATGTTGTTCCTGAAGTTGAGGTAACAGAATATGGTGAATGGATATATCTAACAGTTTCGTAATTTTCAGTTGGGTTAATAATCTCGTAAAGAATTTCTTGTTCCATTTGTTGAGCATTATCAGTCCAACCCAAATCTGTTTTAAAATTTTGGGTTGATGAAACTAAAATACTTTGGTCATTATCTTTTACTAAAATTTTCATATTAACACTTAAATCTATCCACTCTTTTAATTAAATCTTGTTTATTTTGATATATGTTTTCATTACGTAAATAGAAGTTAATATCACTTTTTACATAATGAAGATTATTAATAAAGGGATAATTTGTACCAAACCCATCAGGGTCGATATATCCATGGTCATATAAATCTCTCCATTTCCACAATAATTCATCCTCAAAATATTTTGCATTTTGTGGTAAACCATATATTTGATTTGTAATTGAAGATTCAATGTATGGTGACAATTCTCTTAATTTTACTTTATGATGTGGTTGGTAAAACAACCCATACATATTTGTTAATGAACCGCCCGAAAAAGAAACAGTTGTTCCTGTTTGTCCATAATCAAAAACAAAAAGTGGATTTGAAAATCTATGATAAGCATCACTAATTGTCCTTTCCTTTAATTCTGAACGGTTATATTCAATAAATCCACCGTTTAATATTGTATTTAGTGGTAATTCAGTACCACCCGTAAAGGTGTATGTATTTGAATCAATAGTTTTAGTGAACGCTGTGGTGGGTATCGCCGTTTCTATACTGTCCGTACCATCAAAATATTCATCAACCCAAGTATTATGGAAATTAAATTTCCACCCAACTTTTGGTGGGTATTCAAAAAATCCGTTTTTATTTGCTAAAATAACGGTAACATAAACTTCGGTTGGTAAATAACCTAAATTATTGGTCAATCCAGTTAAGACAAATGATTCTTTAAAATCGTAAATCATGGTTTCCATCATGTTTCTTTCAACCAAATAATCATTTACACCAGCACTGTTTTCTAATAATAACTTTCTTTCATTTTCCCATATTGAAGATTCGAAACCTATTTTATCTAAAATATAATCACTTTTTTCAGATAATGTTTTATGTTTATGTACATAATATGTTGAGGTTGTCCCTGTTAGGTTATCCCTATCAATACATCTTTTACCAAAAACAACAGTTGTTAATGTTGTACCTAATGGTATTTCAGATTTAGATATATCTAAAACAAATTTTTCAGACCTATATATTGAATCACCAACACTAATAATTGAAAAGGTTCTTCCACTTATATTGACACTATTGTTGAGTGTTCCACCACTTATCGTGATATACTCACCGGCTAACATCCCGTGTTCTACAGGGCTTATTAATTTATATGTTGAACCATTGTCTTCAACCCTAAATGGTATTCCATCTCCTGAAACAAAATCGAAAACTGTACCACCACTAAGGGTATATTTCATTGGAAAATTTTCGTCCTGACCATAAACATATGAAAGATAAATGTTCCAATTGTGATATGGTGCGTCAATACTTGATATTGGTATATGTGATGTTTCACCACTATATGTGATATTTGGTGTGTATAAACTTAAAGAGGATACTGTTTGTACCGGATTTGATTGTCTAACAACATCTTTTCTTAAAAATGCAAACTCATTGTATGGTATGAATCCATTAAAGTTGTTATCTCCACCATCACCAACTAAATATAATTTTTCAAGTAAAGGTTCGTATTCACATGTTCCACTATAAAGGTTTCTAAAAACCATTCTAAGTTTTCCATGTATTTTATAGTTATCACTTTCATTCCTTTCTTTATTGAATAATTCAGCATTATTCAATATGATGGTTCTGTCACCTTCTCTTAGTAAGTTTTCGGTTTCATCTAAACCAATTCTAATATTTTGGTCTTGATTAATTGAGCCAAAAAATTTTTTAGATGGTAATATGATTCTTTTCTTATCCATTATTCCGCTGAAGTAAACGCACCTTTTGGTCCGAATAGTTTTATAAATTTATCAACCGCAGTATTACCCGGTCTCAATCCAAAGTAGAATAAGAATGGTGTAGATAAAATTTGTTTATTACCTGTATAATTTGACTGTGTTGGTTTTAATATAAAATCAACATCACTATTCCATGATTGTGTTTGCCAATTTCCTGCACTACCCTCTCTTATGTATAAAGTACCTGCTAATGGGTCAAGTGTTGTACCTGAAGTAATATGTAAAACGGTAAACCCTTCTTCTTGATTGTCATATGCTAAATAAACCGTTGAACCTGTGGTTTCGATATCAAATGAACCGTCATTAACATCGGCACCAGCAATTGTAAATGTGTTACCTGAATATTCTTTAGTCATTGGGAATAATACATAATTGTGACTTGTATCACCGGTGAACGAATAATTGTGTGTCATACCCTGCAATCTTTGTGATATTACAGTACCATAATCCCACGACTGATTATAACCTTCACCAAATCCAGGTCCTTTTTTATCCCAATAAAAGAAAGGAACCAATTGTGATGATTCGGTTAATCTTCCGGGTTCATTTAAACAAACTCTAACTCTATAACCTTCATCGTCTAACACAAAATTTATTGGCATCGGTCCATTTGTTGTTCCAGTTTGTGATTTAAACAGTTCACTATATTCATCCGGGTCAAGTATTGTTGGATTATATTGACCATAATATCTATTTTGTAAATCAAACTCTTCAATACCAGCTTCACTATTAATCGATATTAATTGTAACAAATCCCCATTTAACACATCACCCGGAGTATCAAATCCACTATTTTGGAAAAAGTCTTTATAACTATAATTCGCGTTAGTGTCTAATCTATAATTTATATAAAGACCTAACATTTCTTTAAAACTTTGAAATGATGTTTGTCCTATATTTCTAACAACTGAACAATTTGGGTCTAATGATGGGTCAACACAAATTTCTTTAATAAATTCATCTCTTGGACCTAAATCCATAATTGTTGTTGGGTGTCTCAACACATAATCACTGTCCCCAACTACTACTTTTTCAAAGTTTCCACTATTAAATCTTGTTGACCTATAGTAAAATCTTTTAACCGCAGTTTCTGAAGTTTTTTCTTTTACTTTATAATAAACAATATTGTTACAATAATTGGTGCCTCTCACGTTTAAATCAAGTTCTTCCTCATTATCCCATCTAACTCTTGCTTTAAATGGAAACATATATAATGAACCCGCCAACCAATTATCAATAAATGAATAATTTGCAACACCTTCACAAAAAAGTTTGTTAACTAATTTTCTTCTTGAGTATTCTGTTATTAATTTAAACTGAACATCCCAATTTTTAGTCGACGCCGCAGGTATTACCGTATAAACACCAAATCTAAACTCAGAAAACCCACTGTTGGTGTCACAAGCATTTGGAGATTTACTACATGGATTTATATTTTCATTCCAAGCGGCTTGACCAACTGCAATTAGATTTGATGCGGTACAACTAGTTCCGACAGTTAACGTTAAATCATCATAATTGGCTGTGACACCCGTTGCACAATAAGTCCCTTTTACTATCCCACTATCATCATAAATTGTGTTTTGTGATAAACATCCTTCGGGTAAACCCGCAGAACCAAAACCTTGTGAGGTTGAACCGGTTTGTGGATAAAAATTATCATATATTTCGTATGTGAAGCCTGACCACACATAGTCTTTGGGTAATGTTGGGTCATTCCACACCAACCAAGAATTGGCTGTTGCTAAGTCTCTACCAAGTATTCCTGTTGTTGCCCCACAAGTATATGTTCTATATAATAAATTATAGCTTGAACCTGTTGTTAATCCTGTTAATAGATTTGCATCTATTGTTGTCGCATCTGAATGTGGTAAATAAGAAATTACTTTTATATAATATTGTCTAAGTGGGTCAATACTAATATTTGAAACTATTGTCGGTAAAGATTGTCCATATGTGTAACCAGAATAATAATACGATGTATAACCACTAGATGGTGATTCACTTAAAAAATATTCTCTTTCTGTTGGGTCGTAATCACAAATAAAAGTTTCGGTGACAGTTTGATTACACGAACCAACGTTAGTTGCCGTATTAGTTCCTGAAACTAATGATAATGAACCACTTCTTAAACACACACCACTAACGGGAGAACCACTCCATACAATCGATAAATTCGTAAGAACATTTGTTGAACAATCACGATATTGATAAACTGTGGTACCAGATGCTGGTGGTGTTGCAAAATTATATGTATCACACTCAACAGTTAGTGTTAGTTTATCTCTAACCGCAGTTCCTGAACCCACTTTTTGATATAGTAAAGATGGGTCACTAGATGTTGTAATATTTTCATTATTAACTGTAATTTCATCACAAGACTCACATTCAGGATAAACCACCGTACTTAAACGTACTGTACCTAATGCTTGTAGTGGTTCAATTATTGTTCTGTCCCATGATTCAAATGGTGCCCAATAAAACGTCCAACCTAAAATATTCCAAGGACCTATCCTAACATATTGATAAATTAATTGGAACGGAAATATAATTACTTGAACCGCACCAACAAAAGCTTTGTAGATTACTCTTTCAAAGGCATTGATAATAATTGCAAGTAAAATACCAAAACTAAATCTCCTCCACGCGTAATTTATCGGTGGTGTAACCACACTTGATTCGCAATCCTCTTCTTCTTTTGGTGAAATGTCTTTAATCCCAACATAGTTGTCTTTACCCCCTTTAAAGTGGCTACCCATATAGGATGATAAAGTATAAACTTTGTTATATGTAAATCTATAGAAATAGTCTTCAGGAAAATAACTTCCATAAACTTGATTAAAAATTACTGATGTTGTCGTTGATTGTGTAGGGTAATCGTCCCAATTTAATGAGAATGCATATGATGCGTCAATGTCATTACTATATTCTCTAATATTTGGTACTAAATAACTACCAACATATCTTACCCTACCTAATGTTTGATTTTTTCCTGAAATTCTAAATCTATAACACGATGATGTTGGAATACCCTTGTTTGGGTCGCTAGTTATTTCATTTTCACCAAATTCATTGGTGAAAACATAATCCATATTCATCGGTAATGGAATCACAAACGACCCATCTTCATCAATATCTTCTTGAAATTCATATCTCTCAAGAACAGGTCTACCATTAAGGTCTTTTACAGATGTGAATCTTAATATCTCAACATCAGCTGCAAATGTTGTTAGGTCACATTTTCTACCCATTGCAGATTGTGGTCTACAATTTTTATTTACTGTGTTTTTTCCTTGGTCGGAATAAATAGAACCTAAAAGATATGCTTTTGGTTGAACTTTTACCCCCCTACTAGATAAATCAAAGTCTGTTCTTGTAATTCCAATTTCATTGATGACTTATATGAAAAAGAGTTTTTAAATTTATCAACACCTAAACCTTGTCTAATGAAATCGTCGGGTCTTAATGAGAAACACCCAATGTCAGATAAATCAACATCCACATGAATTGTTTGATTTCCAACCGGTACACCCCAAATCATGAAGTCGCCAGCATCATTAGTTTTAACAGTATACTTATAATATTTTTCGTAAACTTCTAATATTTCTTCTCTTGTGAGAATATCTTTTTGGTCGGGAAATGTTCCTGTGGGTTCGTGACCTCCATGTTGTTTTCTTGAAGGTAATAAATTATATCTATAACCTTCTTCATTTCTGTCGTCAACCGTGGTAAATGGGTAAAGAGTTGAAATCACCGGGTCATTTGAATCTTCTTCAGTGATTGGTATGAAAATAGACACTCTAGCGTTTGGAATACCAAAACCATTGTTTACAAGTATTCTACCACAAACGACACCGTAGTCAGAGCACATTGAGGAGTACGCCTCAGTTTGCGTAAACTTTAAAGAAAGTATCTCCAAGAGGTCAAAGTCGTTTTTTAACTCAACAACAACCTTTTGGTCTTTACCGATATTTGTGGAAATTCTATGTTTTTGCATTCTTCTATATAAATAGAAAATTATAGTTTTCCAGAATAATAAATAAAAATTAAATTAGAATGTAGTTGTTCCTAAAGTTTTAACCCTAACTTTTATATCTTTTTCAGGAAATCTTATTTGATATATTTGATTAGACTTCATGAAAATTGTCATATCCGATTGGGCAATTTCTTTGGTTTCATCATTAACATATGACTGAGCAACTTCCGCGGATGAATATTCACCACCGATATTATTGAAAGCTCTAACATCAACCGCGTTTACTACACCATTAACATCACCAATTATTCTGTATAGGTCACCAACAAATAGTGGGTCACCCATTTTTCTTTTATCAATTGAGAAGTAACTTACAATATCTTCTATTATTGTTCTAATAATTTCGGTTTGATTACCATTCTTGTCAATAACCACATCAACCTCAAGTGTTAAGTCGATAACTTCACCACTTTCAATTTCCAAGAAGTCATTAACCATTCGATATTCCGAAAGATATGTTAATATGTTGTTTTTTAAGGTGTTTGAAACTGTATCGATTAGGTTACCGTTTTCATCATAAGACAACAATTCAATTTTTATCTTATTATCCTCTTCCATAACGTTAACCTTTGCAGGTGCACCATATGTTGATGGCATTGTTTCAATTAATGATTTATAATCATTTAACGTCACCGCTCTATTTTGTGCAGCAAAATTATATGCTATCATATTTCGAACCTCTTCGATTGTTGGTTGGTCTGAACCACCTACAGCCGGAGTAATATTGGTCACAGTTAATGAGTTCTGTACTTGTGTATTTGTCGACGCGTTTGGTCCTGTAATTACAAAATCCACATCGTCAACACTAGTAATAACATTGATACCTAAATTACTATCTCTACCACCACCAATTCTATATTTTACAAAAAGAGTTGTATTTGGTTTTGGTAATGAACCTAATGATAAATTATTTAGATACGTACCTAAACTAACTCTCATAGTTCCATTATTAAAATTATCTAAGTTGTCAAGTGGATTAACATTACCTGAACCAAAGGTTATTGAGAAATAATTTTCGGGGGTATATTCTGTTACAAATTTATTCGATACAGGTACATATGTTCCCGAAATGAAATTATCTGCGTCTGACGCTGTTGTTGGGTCAGGAACGAATACTTTATCCTGTATTAAAGTTTTTACTTCATACCATTTGTTTGTTGAATTTAAAAACTCAGAATTCGTTGGATTACCAGCAAAACTTGTACCTTCTTTATGGATTATCGATGTGACACCTAATATGTTTTGCTCAGGTAAAAATAATTTTAAAAATGGTCTTTGGTCTGTCTCAGTAATTACTCTTCTGTAAATTCTTGTAACACCATTAACAACCGCCTCTCTTTTAACAATCGAATAAGATATCAATCTATTATTACCATCAAAATTTGGTATTTTTAATCTATTTGGTTCCCCTCTACTATTAAATGGATTAGCAAAATCTATATCCTCAATTGTTTCAAATACTTGACCACCACCTGATACTTGAGCACCAGCTATAATAGTTCCAAGGTATCTTTCATCTTCTTTGTCACCTCTTACAGGTACTTGGATGGTGAAGTCACATAAACTAACAGATGGTCTATTACCCGGTATTTTAAAACCGTATGTTTTTGCTATGTGATAAAGTGATTGTCTTTGTTGAGCAAAATCCAACATAGTTTCTTGCCAAACTCTATCAATATGAAAATGTAAATTATCCGCAACCGCGGCGTTTAAATCTAACAATACAGAATATATTGATGCATCGTTAGTATTTTTAACTAAATCGGGATAATACTCTCTTGTTAAATTAACAAGCTCTTGTCTTAAACTTGCAAAATCCCTAACCGCGTATGATATTTTTTTACTCATGTTATATATTAATAATTATAAAATCGGAAGAAACAAATGGTTCATTATTTATGTCATAATCAATCCTAACCTTAGCGGTGTAAGGTTTAGTTGAATAATCTGAAACTCTAAATAACCTCGAATCTTCGTCTTCCTGTGGACTCACTGGTTCTTCAGGGTCTTGGTCTGCAGCGGTAACTGTTATTGATTTTATTTCCAAGTTTGGTATGTAAGTACTAACTGAAGTTCGTATTTCATCTTCAATTTGTCCCCACGTAATTGCATCATTTGGTTCAAAAATAAATTCATATAATCGAGTACCAAAATCAGGGAGATAATATCTTGAACCTTTTCTTGTTAATAACAAATGAATAAGGTTAGCTCTAATCTCTCTCTCGGGAGTTTCAGTCATCACTAAAAAATCACCTTTCTGACTAATTCTAAAAGGAAAATCTATACCATACGTTACAGCCATACTAATAAATATAATGAAACAATAAATACTAATAAATAAAAAATCCCGACTTTTCAGTCGGGATTCACATATATTATTTGACTTTCGCCCCCTGTATAGTCAAATGATTGGATGCTTGCGGTCGGCCGCGAACCATTAAGGGAGCCACCCACTTGTATTTATGAACCACATCCCTCACACTCAAATGGTGAATCGGATGGTCTTGACATCATGACCATTTCAACCAATTTTTCCTCATCATTATTAATATGATTAGTATTTGGGATTTCTTGTGTTTCATTTATAGGTTTGGCGGTTGATGTGTCAATACCTAAACCTTTAAGTGGGTCGACTGCTGACCTAGTTCTTAAATAGTACATACCGGTTTTCAAACCAAGTTTCCAACCATATAAGTGAGCCGCCAATACTTTTGTTTTATTTGCATTACCAATAAAGAGATTTAATGACTGAGATTGGTCAATATATATCGACCTATTTGCTGCCATTGTTAATATTCTCTTTTGTGACATTTCCCAAACCGTTTTATAAATTTCTTTTACATCAACAGGTATTTCGGGAATGTTTTGTACTGAACCATTTTCAATAATTAATTTTTTTCTTATTTCATCTGACCATAGACCTCTTTTAAGTAATTCATCAACTAAGTGTTTGTTAATTACAATAAACTCACCACCCAAGGTTCTTCTTGAATATAAGTTTGATGTAAATGGTTCAAACGCTTCATTATTTCCTAAAATTTGTGCGGTAGATGCTGTGGGCATTGGTGCAACTAATAATGAATTTCTTACACCATGTTTTACCACTTCTTTTCTTAATGATTCCCAATCCCAACGACCACTTGTGTCTTTATCTGTTTTACCCCACAATTCATATTGGAATATACCTTTAGATAATGGAGAACCTTCAAATGTTGAGTAATGTCCTTGTTCTTTGGCTAAATCTTTAGATGAACTTAACGCCGCAAAATAAATTGTTTCAAAGATTTCGGTTTGTAACTTATCAGCATCTTCACTTTCAAATGGTAATCTCAACATACAAAAAATATCGGCTAAACCTTGAATACCTAAACCAATAGGTCTATGTCTCATGTTTGAAAGTTCGGTTTCTTTTGTTGGGTAGAAATTCAAATCAATTACATTGTTCAAGTTTTTAACAACTTGGTAAACATACTCATAAAGTAATTCATGATTGAACTCATTATTTAAGATGTATTTTGGTAACGCAATTGATGCTAAATTACAAACCGCTTGTTCCTCTTCATTTGAGTATTCAATAATTTCAGTACATAAATTAGATGATTTAATTGTGCCCAAATTCTTTTGATTTGACTTGTAGTTTGCAGCATCTTTATACAACATATAGGGAGTTCCCGTCTCAATTTGAGATGTTAATATCGCATCCATCAATTTTCTAGCTTTAACCACTTTTCTTCCTCTACCTTCTTGTTCATATTTTTCATATAACTCAGTAAATTCTTGTGTGAATTTATATGGGTCGTCGTAAACATCGGATAATCCAGGTGCTTCGTCAGGTGAAAATAATGTCCAATCACTATCCTCTTCAACACGTTTCATAAATAAATCAGGAACCCACATCGCTAAGAATAAATCTCTTGCTCTCATTTCTTCCTTTCCATGGTTTTTTCTTAAATCAATGAATTCAAACACATCTGAATGCCATGGTTCAAGATACACAGCAAAAGAACCTTTTCTTTTACCTCCTTGGTTAATCCAACGTGCAACTTCATTATATGTTTTCATCATTGGGAGTAAACCATCGGATTCTCCACCTGTACCTTTAATGTATGAACCCTTAGCTCTTACATTATGAACATGTAATCCAATACCTCCAGCCCATTTTGAAATCTTTGCAACATCTTTTATGGTATCAAATAAACCGTCAATATCGTCTCCTTTATTTCCAATTAGGAAACATGAAGACATTTGTGGTCTACGAGTACCAGCGTTAAATAAGGTTGGTGTTGCATGTGTGTAAAAATGTTGAGACAAATCATCATAAATTCTTAATGTTTACCAACCTTTAAAAGGTATGAACGTTCTAAAGTTTTAAAACCAAAATAATCAAAATCTAAATCTCTTTCTTGTCTAACCGCACCATCTAACGCCTCTTTATTTTGTTGAACAAATTGAAAAACCTCATCAGATATTAATGTAGATTCTTTTCCTGTTTTTGGTTCAATAAAAGAATATAACTCTTTAATTGCTTGTGAGAATTTTTTTGGTGTGGTTTTATGTAAATTCGAGACCGCTAGTCTTCCCGCTAATTTTGCATAATCAGAATGACTGGTTACTAATGATGCCGCGGTTTCTGCTGCCAATACATCCAACTCGGTCGTTGTGATACCGTCATAGATACCTTGTGTAACTTTCAATGTGATTAAAGTTGGGTCAATATATTCAGTGTTTAAATCATCACAGAAATTTTGTATCCTTCTTGTAATCTTATCATATCTCATCTCCTCAAAGGAACCGTCTCTTTTTTTTACTTTCATTTCTTTAATTAATTAAAAATCAATATCTCCAATATTTGTTATGTCTTCAATAGACGATGCGTTTGTAACACCGGCTTTTTGATATTCTGCAACCCTTTTTTCAAAAAAGTTTGTTTTACCTTGTAAAGCAATGTTTTGCATAAAATCAAATGGGTTTTCTGAATTATACACTTTTGAACAATTTAATGATGTAAGTAATCTATCAGTAACAAACTCAAGATACTGAGCCATTAAATCAGAATTCATACCAATTAACCTAACCGGTAATGCTTCAAGAATAAATTCTTTTTCAATTTCAAGAGCCCCACAAATAATTTCTCTAATTTTTTCTTCACTTAATTTTTTGTCGATGTGATTATTATTTAAGTGACACGCAAAATCACAGTGCATTCCCTCATCACGAGAAATCAACTCATTTGAGAATGTTAATCCTGGCATTAAACCACGTTTCTTAAGCCAAAAAATTGAACAAAATGAACCGGAAAAGAAAATACCTTCAACCGCGGCAAATGCTACAAGTCGTTCAACAAATGAATCAGAGTTAATCCATTTGATTGCCCATTCAGCTTTCTTTTTGATGGCAGGAATTGTTTCAATTGCATTGAACAAAAGATTTTGTTCTTCTTTGTCCTTAATGTAGGTGTCAATTAAAAGGGAATATGTTTCACTATGTATGTTTTCCATCATAATTTGGAAACCATAGAACATTTTTGCTTCCGTATATTGAACTTCATTGACAAAATTTAATGCTAAATTCTCATTCACGATACCGTCAGATGCTGCGAAAAACGCTAATACATGTTTAATGAAGTGTTGTTCATCTTCATTTAATTTGTTTTCCCAATCATAAATGTCTTGTGCTAAATCTATTTCTTCAGCTGTCCAAAAACATGCTTCTTGTTGTTTATACAACTTCCAAATGTCGTGGTGTTCAATTGGAAAAAGGACGAAACGTCCAGGATTTTCTTTCAAAATCTTTTCACTCATATTAATAAAATTTTTTTTAGTTACGGTTTAAAACTTCTTGTCTCTTAATAAACGCCTCTCTTGCTCGAGTCTGATTATTTTTTTCTTTGTCTTCTTTGTGACCAAGAAGTGTTGTTTGTGTTTCGGTATCGATGTGTAAAAATTTGTTATCAAATTTACAGTTATTCCAAATAATACCATCCTGACCAATACGTGATTTTAGTAAGGTCATAGTTGCTAAGCTGTGTTCTTTTTGTTCAAGTGTTTTACCAACCGATAAAACAACGTGACCAATTTGTGCCTTTTTAATTGAACCACCCATTTGGTCGGTAGTAACAACCTCTGAAGAAATTGACTCCCTATTACCTTGAGTTGCCGTCCAGATTGCGATATCAAATTCACCTGTCATTGATTCAAGACTTCTCATTACAGAACCCTCTCCTTTCCATTCTTCACCGAAACTACTTCTATCAGGTGATATACAATCAACATAGTCAATCACCAAAAGGTCTAATTTTTTTCCATCAGATAGGTGTTTTCTTATTCTTGATTTAATTTCGGATATTGTTACGGAATCACTTGGTAATTTAATAATACTAAGAGACCCTTTACTTCTTTGTTGAACCTCCTCAACAATTTGTTTAACTTCCTCTTTTCTTTCGGGTTGTTCGTCAGGTTCAATACCTGACCAAATTGTAAAGTGTTTCTTTTTAATGTTTGCGGGATTATCCTCAAAAAATATCTGTAGAACATTAAAATCGTGATTATACCCTGTGTTTGAAAATAAGGTAAGTAGAGTAGTTTTACCAGTACCTGTAGGTGCTAAAACTACACCTAATTCTCCTCTGGCCAATCCACCTTTTAACGCCGAATCTACACCATTTATTCCTGTTGGTATAGCCTGTCTATTGTCCTTTTCTAATGCTGAGTCAATATCGTGAAACACGTCCATTGATTCTTCAGGTGGGAGACCTACTTCAAGTGCTTTTTGAATAATTCCTTCGATAGTTGGGTATTCATGGAACGCACCATTATCGATAATTGAATTAATCCTTTTTAATTCTTTTCTGAGATTCTGTTGTTTACAGAAATTTAACGCTTCGTCCTTAACTAAGGAACTATCTTGAGTATTCTCCTTGATTGATTCAAGGGTGTCCAAATGGATTCTAGCGTTTTCTTGAGACCCCATTTCAGAAGTTATTTTAAGTGCCAAACTTTCATAGTTTGGTATCTTAGAATATTTCTTGTAGTACTCTTTTATGTGTTCAGAAATAAATCTAAAAGAAACGTTATCAAAGTACTTGCTCTCGATTACATCAATAATTTGCTCCCCGTATTTTTTTTCCTCGATAATCGCTTTAATTAATGATTGTTGGAATGATGTTCCGAGTGTTCCAAAGTTCTTTTCTGTCATTGTTAATATGTTTATTATAATTGATAGTTTAAATAAGTTGTTTCCAATTCTCTAGAAGATAAAATATCAGTTAAATCCGATAAATATCTCTTCAAGTTAGGACGAATGTCTACCGTATATCTCACTTTTGGGTGAAAAATATTTGCGAGAAACATTCTTTGAATAAATACATCGTCTCCCATCTTAATCTCGAGCAAGAATCTTTCTTTATCATTTTCATCGTTAGATTCCACACCATCTAAACCGTAAAAATAATCACGATTTTCGTTTAGATAATCCAAAGTTTTTGATTTCAAATCATACGCAATTTCGTCGCAAATATATTTAATGTAGTCATGTAAATCTAACGAGCGACGAGATTTAGGGTTATGCTCTTTAACGTTAAAAAAACGTTGGCAGATAATGTTTTTTTCGAGAGTTAGAAGAAACTCGAATTTTGTTAAGTCTTGATTACTCATTGGTTTTGATTTTTATTATTTTTTTATTTTTTTCTTTTCTTGTTAGTCTTAAAAAGGGATTTAGAAAATTAATCCACGCATCATCAGATTTTGGGAGTAACAGGAATATCCCATCTTCCATCATCATCTTCATCGTATTTTTGTATGAACGACCTTCAGGGTCTATTAAATCGTTCATCAAAGAATTTATTGATTCCTTAGCGTTATCAGTTAAAAATGGGTCATCTAAACTTACAATTCTACTATTGACATCAAAAAACTCATCACCAAGTACACCGTATTTAGTAACACCAGTAAGTAAATTTTTAACTATGTTATTATCATTGTCTTCCTCAAATAACGTGTTAAACCTTTCTTTTATAAAATCTATGGTGATTTCTTGAGTCTTAATTTCGGGAACTACATTGATTAATCTTCTAACACCTAAGTTTTTTATACCCGCAATGTTGTCGGATTTATCACCACAAATAATCTTAACCAGTTTTATATTCTGAATAAGAATCTGTTCATGGTCATAAACAAACATATCATCCGGTTGATAAATTTTACTGTGCGATGGATTGTAAAGTTTCGTATTTTCGGACACAAGTTGAGTCAAATCTCCATCAGAAGAAAATATTATCTTTTTTTCTTTTGGGGAATTTTGAGAATAGTAAGCAATCGCGTCATCAGTTTCACAAAATTCATATTCACCTTGTCTAACAAATAATTCTTCTAAATACTGTTTAACGCGATTGCGTTGTTTACCGTAAGAATGTACTTCTTCCTCTGTTCTAATTCTAGATTTACGATTTTCTTTGTATTGATGATAATACCTCTTTCTTGTTAAAGAACCGTCTTGACCATCCCAAAATACAACAATTTTGTCTAAGTGGTGAATTTCTATTGTTCTGCGAAGAGTATTCACAAAATGGTATATTGCACCAATGTGTTCACCTTTGTAAAAATGATTTTTTAAACCAAAAAAACCAATAGTTAATAAATTATCACCATCTACTAATAGTACGTTAGACATTAATCATTGTTATTGAAGTTTGAACAAAAAAAATTAATCTTCATTATCATAGTCGAGTGTTGTTGATTCTGATAATTCAAAATCTAAACCACCCAATTTCTCTTTCCAAAAACTAGAGTATTCCTTTTTATAAGACTCTAACGCTTCTTTAGAGTCAGAAATGTAACCATTGTGAACAACAATTACCTTACCATCCTTATACCCTAAACCATTAACGTGATTTTTCAATATTGAAATCTTGGTTCTAACCGCATATGCGATTTTTCTACCATCTTTAACGGCATCGATGTGGTTAATACCCGATTTTTTCTGATTACCAAAAAGGAAAACAAGTGCAGATGCTAACCAAAGAGCTTCTCCACCTTTAGCTTTAATTTCAGGTTGTCCAAATGGATTATCCGGTAATTCTACCCACGGTTGATTAACAACAACCATTGTAAGGTAATATGGGTTTTCTTTGGTTGGGTAATCTTCTTTTTTAGATTTAGTAATTCTAGCATGGATACCCATACCAATTTTATCCGATAGAACACTTGCGTTGTGTTGTTTACCACCCTTACCGTCAAATGTCATCTTACAAGGTATTGAACCTACGGAGTCCCAACAAAATAAAATATGCCTTGGAATCTCACCTTTTTCGTGAGCGTCTATAATTTCATTAACAAAATCGGTTGATTGTTCAATATATTCAAACGAATCATTAAAAATGAAATCACCAACCCATTCTCCGTCAGAGTTTTTCTCAGCCTGAAAACCTAATTCAAGTGCGTGTTCCCATTTCCATTTTCTTTCTGTAATGATGAGGACAGGTAAGTGACCTTTTCTTTGTGCGTCAACTGCGGCTAAAATCATTGCAGTTGTTTTTGATGAGTTAGTGTGACCAAGAAACATGTTAATGTTTCCCATCACGGGTCCGGGTAATCCACATGCGTTGTTAAACGCCTCTCCACAGTAATAAAAATTTTCATCTTTATATTTTGTTTTGGTGGAGTATTTTGATATATAATCAAATTCTTTTTTCTTAATTGCCATAGGTATTTTTGTAAAATTCTTGTAGTTTTTCTAACTTATCTGTCGCATTTGCAAGTTTCTCAACGAACTTATTCATTTCCTCCAAATGTTGTGGGTGTTCACCGATTCCAACTGGGTTTTCCATGTAAATCATTAAAGTCGCCTTGGATTCTGCAATTTCACTCTCATATTTTTTAACGAGAGAATCATACATTAGATTTTTAATTGTCATGTTTTAAATTTTAAAAAGTACTTGGACACCACATTAATGCGAATGTCCAAGTACAAGTTGAGTATTTTTAGAATGGTAAATCATCATCTCCGTCAACCTCTTCTTGAGGATGATAATCAGGAACTGATGTTTTTTGAGTTGGTGTGGATGGTGTAGATGGTGTCATAAATTCTGAATTTTCAGAAGAGTTTGATACCCATTTGCTAGTTGCGGAATCCCATTTTGGAACTTCTCCTTTAGCAATCATCTCAAGATAGTCTTCAGGTTTTTTAGAATAAACATCTGACCAAGTTAAATCATCACTCAACCAAGTGTCTGAAATACTTTTTTCATTGTGTAATGGACTTTGGTCTTCAGGGATAATAGAGGTGATTGTTGTGTACTCTCTACCATTACCCGATTTAGTTAAATTTAAATTGATGACAAGGTCTCTACCTTTTTCGGGGTCAGTAATATCACCTTTGTTTTTGAAAAGAGGGAAAATTTTATCTAACACACCCTCATTTTTAGTGTTGTGTTTAAAACGCCAGAATTTTACACCGTCTTGTTCGTTTTCTCTGTCGATAACCTTCACAATGTAAAATTTACGAGAACGGTATTGACGAGCCAATACTTTATCTGACTCCACTCCGGTCATCATTAAACCTTCGTGAACTTCATTAAGTGGTGAACGCTTACCTTCTTGTTTAGGGTCATAAAGTTTTACCCAGTTTCCGTCTACTTGAACTTCGTGAAAGTAAACTTCAACAAATGGACTTCCACCATTTGATGCTGGTAGGATTCGAATTCGTTTCTCACCACTGCGTGCACCTTTCGGTAATACCGTAGTGAAATACTTTTTCATTCTGTCTTCTTGAGACACCTTGTTACTGTTGCCGCTCGCGGCGTTTTTGTTGTACTGTGCCAGTACTGCTTCTAATGTTGACATAATAATTGATTTTAAATTGTTAAACTGTTTGTATGTAAAGTATAAATAAAAAAAGTCAGACTTCAAAATCTGACTTGTATTTTTTTCAAAAAAAGTTCAAACTCTTACTCTAGAGTTAAAAGATACAATAATTTATTCAATAAACCAACCATCTCATCTCTTAAATTTAAAAGGTCGGTATCTCTTGTTTCGTCTAAATCGGAGGAAAACTCTATTAATGCATCGACACATGTCTTTATCATGTCCGAAGGGTTCATCTCAGATAAATTTATAAGTGTGATATTTTTTGTATCATCATCCAACACAAATCTACCGTATTTACCCATTGATGATTCTACAAACTCATCGATTAGTTCTCCTAAATCATCATATGCGTCACCAAACGCTTTGTGTCTTGCGAGACCTTTGGTTTGCCAATGATTTATTTTTAATTGTGTTTGTAAACCCAATAAGAAATTTATCTTAGAAGTTAAATTCATCTTCATCCCCATTAAAACTATTTCTTATGATGTCAGTAGAATAATCATCGATGTCTTGTTTTGTCAAAACATATTCATTTTTACCCGATTGTGCCATTTCTGGTTGTTTCTGAGCAAAAAACTGTTGTGGGTTCTGATTGAATGGGTATGAATCTAAAGAACGTAACTCAAGTTTTTCTTGAGGTGTTTTTTCTTTCATAGTGTCCATCTTTTGACCCAATTCATCAATTTTATTCATAACCATGTCCATTTGAGATAGTTTATTCTCTAAGTCGGTTAGTTTGGTGAAAACGGTATCCATTTTACCAGCAACCTCTGTACTATCAGATTTACTATCATCCAAATCTTTTTTAATTGATTTGGTCATGTTAACTAAGTCTGTGATATCAATTTCTTCAGTATCATCGACAGGTGCTGACATATCTTCTGGTGCAGGTGCTGCAACATCAGTTGGTGCCGGTGGTGGAATATCTCCTTCCGCTCCCATATCAGGTGCTGGTGGTGCAATATCAGGTGGTGGTACTTCACCTTGTTCCATTAAAGTCTTTGCATACTTATTAATCGCATTATATCTTGCGAGTTCTTCCATTAATGTTTTTTCTAATTTTTTCATAGTTAATCTTGTAAAAGTTGTCTACCGTCTTCGGTTATAAATTTTTTATTTAATCTTTCAACAATTCCGTCCTTAGACCTAATGACATAACACTCACCGGTCTGTAAATCACATTCCTCTCTTTCCATTCCATCATTTGAAACGGTTCTAATATGTTTGGGGTTACTCATATAGTTGTCCAAACTTTTATTTATTTTTTCGTTATTCATGCCTTTTTCTTTTATAAATATCTGTAAAGTTCGAAAACTTACATATTATTCCATTCTGAAATAAACAACGTCACCATCATACAAACCCAACTCAGACATTAATTTAGGTGATAACGCTAAACCATATTTTTCACCAATAGGTCCAACCGCAACAGGTCCTTCCGCAACTATACTTCCAAGACTTGAGTCTAATTGATAATTTGGATTAATAATAACTTGTTTATTATTCTTTGGATTTTTAAATGTTGTTTTTGCTGTTCTAACCACATCATCAGTTATTGATTTGGATAATTGGAATCTCGTCATGAAGTATCTGTAATTAGACGAACTAATATCAGAAAACTTTATACCATTCGCGATATTCATACTAACGGTAGGTTCTATTTTGTAATCTTTACCACCCATTTGTACAACCAAACCTCTTAACCATTCTCCATTATTTTGAATTAATTGAATTGACCTAACTTCATTAAAACCATTATATGGTACACCAAATTTATTAATACCGACTGTTTCAATTATTTTTTCTGCGGTACCACCATATACACCATATCTATCAGTGATATATGAAACTCCATTTTTCGGATAAACAACCACTTCTTGAGTTAGTGTTTTATTTTCTTGTCTTTGTTTGAATTTAGCAATTGCTTTCGCTTGTATTTTATCAAACAAAATCCTATAACTAGCAATAAATGAATCTTTTGGGTCGGGTAGTGATGTATAAGGTATCCTCGTACCAGCAAAAGTTGTTGATATTGTATTTGATTTAATACTATGATTTACCTCTGTAATCCAATATGAACCCTTAAACATTGGGATATTTTTTAGATAGAAGAACATTGTTGGTTGTATCATTACATTACCCATTGATGATACCTCACATTTATATGATGCTTGTTTATAATAATCAAATAAACTCACATCCACATTATGTGCACCCGCACCAGATGATGACCTTGATAAATCTTCTAATACTTGAAACGATTCAGAAGTATTTTTTAATGTGGATTGGTCTAAACTCACACCTTTGAAAATTCCTTGATTTTGGTCACCAAAACTTACCTCGAACGCAACAACCCTATTTGATTTAGATAAATCGTTTTGTGAAAAACTCTCTAGTGATGTAATCATTAAAGGATTGTTATTTTGACTACCAATATAAAAACTATCATCATTAAACTTGTATGGTTTACTATTTGACATATCCAATCTTTTTGAACTTTGTCCAACTAATTGTATGATAATTTTTGGTGTAGCTTCTTGGTAATCAACCTCTAAAAACGTACCAAATAATGTCGAAGCAACTTTTTTAGATGGTGTTATTTTATTTTTATTTGTTAAATTATTTCCGTAAAAATTAACATACGCAGGAAGTGCTCTCATATCTAAACCGGTTCCCTGTATCATCATTGATATGGCACTATACAGATTAACTGACGCATTTTCGGGTAATAATAATGGTTTAAATTTATCTATGTTTAGATATAATTTATCTCCAATATCTCTATTTGCTTTATCTAAAAATAAAAACTCTTCAAGTAATAATCTTTGACCAATAGAATTACCGGCCGTCCATTTATCATTAAATGATTTAAATGTGTTGTATAATTCTATTTTAGTATCATCTGTATTATATCCCCTGAACACATCTATTTTTGAATTTGTGTTTTTAGCTTTAGACGAATCTAATTTCGCTAATTGGGGTAATAATATTGCCATAAAGTGTACCAATCTAACGTCAGCACCGTTAGCTATAAGTTGACCATCATCGTTTTTAAGTATTATTTGACTGGTTAAATATTGTTTAAACGCTGATTTAGTATTCACACCGCCCGATTTTCGATAGCCACCATAAATTAAAATTAATGACCTATGACTTTTTATGTTTTCTTCGGTTAATCTTACATCATTTATACTAAAGAAATCAAGATAATAACCATCAATATCTTCACCAATATAAAGTTTTATAAAATTTTGATTTGTGGTATTCACATCAGAAATACTAAATGGTTCAGGACTATAAGTAGATAAACTATTATTAGTGGTCCCACTAACTTTAGTCATACCATAAAGTGTAAATGGGTCAATTTCTTTTGGATTAGCCATACTAAATTTTATCAAATTAGTTGTTGATAAAATGTCTGTGGTTATACTTTCCGCGTTTCTTTTTTGTCTTTCTTTTAATGTGTTTTTGATTAACAAATCCACATCGTTATTATCTCCGTCTAATTTCTCAACAACAGATAATTTTTTAAGAATGTCTTGGAATTTAAAATAATTTATATTTCTAAATATTTCATAAGGTATTTCATCATTTAGTTTTTCGGTTGCAAAATCAATAAAGAAACTTTCAAAATATTCCAATATCTGAGGACTAAACGTACCAATTAAATCTAATGCCTTTTTATAATTTGTAGTTAAAGAGAATGTGTTTCCTGTGCTTCTAAAATAATCGTAAGGTGTTGGGAATGTTTGACCACTAAAACTGTCTGTAATTGTATCATTTGTATACCATAAAGTTCTAAAACTTAATTCCTGTGAAAAACTAAAAGAACTATTGTTTTGGATTTTCGAATCTTCAAAACCACCAATTGATGGTAGTAATGTATAATTTTTATCAGATGTTATATATTTTGAGTTGTCCATAAAGACATCCCAATAATTCCTATTTGATTTTTGTCTAACCCTATGTTGTATTTTTTGTGAAACCGTATCAGCCGAATATGACACATTACCTAATAAAGGGTTATAAGATGAATAGTCGTTTACTATTTGACTGTATATTGCTTGGTAATATGGATTAACACCAACATTCGTATATTCTGTATATGTTGTGCCAGTTGTTGAACCACTTGTCGATGTTATAACATCTGTGTATGGAATATATGTGACACCCGTGGTTGAACCACTTGTTGTTGAAACTCTTGGAATAATATCAAAAGTAATATTTTCATCGTACACCACATAAATTGTTGCACCCGTTAATCCAGTTAACGGTGTTTGGGATAATTCAATTGTAGTTGGGCTTGTTATCCCTGTAATAATAGTATTATTTGCGGTTTGTCCTGTTCCCGATATTACCGCAATTTTCATACCTGTTTGTATGTTAGATACTGAAGGTACGGTTACCGTTGTTCCCGTACTAGATACCCCACCAATAATTGCGGCACTAAGAGAACTATTATTATCAAATAAAGTTTTACCTGATAATGGTCTAACATTATAACTTGAATTAATTGACCCATTTAATATGTCAACCCCATCAATTAAATGTGTTTTGTATCTGTGATATATTGAACCCCATTTTAACATTAAGTGATATGGAACAAAATGAGTCGCAGAAATTTCTCTAAATAATGATGATGTTAATATTGAATTATTACCAAAAGTTATTTCTTCATCTAAATCAATAAATGGTAATGAGTTTAACATCAAATAAGATGAACCAACATATTTTCCTTTAACTGTTGTCTTATTGAAATCTGAATAAAGTTGGTTATGAAAATATGGTGTATTATATATTGGTAGGGTGTTACCCGAAACCTTGATTGTGTTTGAAAAAAAATCACTTGAATTTACACCACTCTTAATCCATGATTGTGGGTTAACCGGTGACGCAATAAATCCCTGTGAGGTGTTTAATTGTAAAATACCATTGAATTTAAAATTATCATCGGTAAATGTTTCTTTATCAATGTAATTTAAATATGTTGACGAATTAAATGGATAAATATTTTTCCTATATGATTCGGGAAGATAACCTAAAAGTAAATTATCTAAATTTTCTTTATTTAAATCACCATTAGAATTTGTTGCATTTTCAATATAACTTTCAAATCTAAACGGTTCATCTAATGCATCTACTATATAGTTTGTTGTGGGTAAGGTATCTCTAAAATTATTAAATTTTTCAAAAGGAGATAATTGTGGTAATAATCCATCATATTCAACTATTGTTTGTGGACTACCGTTAGCATCTTTAACAATAACACCATTTTCTTTTTGAACTTGTTTTGTTTTAATATTAATAAAATTAACCAAAGGATTTCCAGATGCTCTTGCAATTCTTTTCGCTAATTCAATCAGGTCAAAATCTTCTCTTATAGATTCTTCTATATTTTTAAATTCTTCATTAGCTAATTCGGTAAGTAAATTATTATTAAATGAGTCAAACATTGTTAGATATCTAGCTCTTTCGTAAATTTCATAGACAAAAGATGCATATGTTTTATCAATATATGGTATAGTATCTGTTATTACATCAATTCCACAAATATCCTCAATTTTGTTATTATCGGCGTTTGAATCAAATACATAATTAACATCATTTCTTGTTTGTTCATTATCAACATTTGTTTCTACTCTATTAGTTACGATTTTAATATATTCTTCAACAAAGTCAACTTCAGGCCATAAAGTTTTATCGTTTGATTTTAATTTAGAAACTAATTGTTCATCACCCGGATATGCAACAACATTTTGTTTACCACCCGTTTGTGGTTTTTTAACTTCTGGCCAAGGATAAATGTTTTCACCTTTCGATTCTTTGGAAAGATTTGATATTAATTTTTTTCTCTGATTTGAAGCGTCAAATGCTTTATTATGTACATCTTTCATAAGTGTCACATACACTTCAGCATTTGCTAATAAAACCGCAAACATATTTCTAATTGTTGGTTCAAACCCAAAACCCTCTTTTCCCTTAATAACCTCATTCATTCTGGTTTCTACGTCATCCTCAACTTTCTTTCTTTGTTCTTCAAATGATTTTCTAATTAAAAAAATATCATCAAAGATTCCATCAATATGAACAACATTTTTTTTGTCAGTCAACGTTTTGTAATATGACTTTACATCTTTTACGTTTCTTATTGAGATTCTTTTAAAATCGCCAGTCGTCTTATTTAATAACGTTTGAGTAAAAAGTCTTGACTTTGAAATTTTTGTATTAAAATTACTTATTAATAATTCTAAAGAACCAGATTTATCACCGATTATTTTAGAAGTGTCTGTTTTATCTTTCAAACTTAAATAATACCAAAATTGGTCAATTGTCTCGTTTGATGTGGTTTTAGTTGGTACAGTTATAAGTTCGTCAGAAAGGTTGAGTTTGCCCCATGCCTTTACTGAGTTTTCAAATTCATTGATTAAATCATCCAACTCTTTAATACCCTGAAACACATCCATATCAACATTACTGAATATTTCTTGTTCCAAAATTTTATCTAAACTTTCAGCAATATATCCCATTTCTTTTAATGTTCTAACGGGAAAACCTTTAGGTATTAATCCTTTTGATTCGTATTTTCTATAAATTGATTTTAAAATAGAATATCCTCTTGATGAGTAAGAAACACGTTTTTCATATAATCCTGTTTTTTCATTAAAAGTCACGTCTTTATTTTCATTAACCATAAACATATATGGACAGTTAATGATTGCAGAAAGAGGAATATCATTCATCCACGCAAATGTTGAACCAACAAATGTTGTGGTTATTTCAAAATTACCATTTGACTCATTAAACTTTGAGCTGAATTTTGTCATATGTAAACGATACCTAATCGCTTTACCGTAATAACCTTTTACTGTTAAATAAAAGATTGGCCATGGTAAATGAAAGAACGCTCGATATGGTGAGTTTTCACTTGATTCGAATAACGTTTTACCCCTAACATCAATAAAGTTAATTGTAACTTGGGGTACAAAATTTGCGCCCTTTACTGATATACTAACAGAGTCAATACCAAAAGTTTGACCACTAGGGTCTTTAAATTGGTCTTCACCAAAAGTTAAATCGTACCCATCTTTATATGTAGATTCTTGACCTTGAATTGGTTTCGGTACAAACGCGTCGGTCCATGTGGTATCAAAGTTACCATCACCACTAGCGTTTTTTAAAAAATTTAAATTACCTGATGCTATTTGTGTTAATGTGTTTCCTACATTATCATCAGCAATAAGTGTGGTTCTTGGAATTAAGTCAGCCTCCAAGTTAAGGTACATAACCATATTCTCTTGTTTGTGACCTCTAGGTTGTATTTCACCATTGGTGTCAACAACACTATTTGGGTCAATATAAACAAGATTATTTTGGTCAACTTTTACAAGTATATTTTCACTATTTGAATAATCGTTATTGCTCGCCATAATATAGATTATATAATTCTACATTTCTTCTGTAGTCTTGTAAAGTAGTTACTAAAGGAAAAGGTACTCTAATAACAAAATTGTCAGGTATTTCAAATTCAACACTACCAGCGGTTGGATTTGCTTGCAATATTAACCAACCAAATACGGGTGAACCGTAATAATCTTGGGATATTTTATCTAACCTATCTCTACCTCTTTTATAAAAAACATATCGGTCAGTAGTTTTAATAGGTATCTCAATACCCGGTACTATCCTAAAATTACCATCTTCAATAAAAAATTGATATCTATCAAAATATTGTCTACTCATTATTTTTCTCTATAAAAGTTAAGTTTATCTGTTACATCATTTGAATCTGAAAATATTTTATTAACCTCATCTTTTATGTCGTCATCGATTTCTTCTGATGTTGTTGCCACAGTAAATTTAATTTCTTTTTCACTTTTTCTTGATTTGAATTTTGTTAATTTAAATTTCTTTTCTTCAGGTGCATTAATAAATTTTTCAACTCTTTTTCTTAATTGTTTTTTAAGACTTTCAGGGTATAATGATGCATCGGTAAATTTACTCATTAATGAATCCACACTATTATTTAACAATTGACTTATTATAAAGTCAAAATCAGATGATTGTATTGTTGGGTTTAAAAATGTAATATTTGTACCTAAATCTTCTATTAGTTTTGGTGCATTTGTTTCAATATAATCAATACACGTTTTATATTCATTATAAAGTAAATCCGAGGTAAAACCACTCATAGTTGATGAGTTTATTATACTGTCTTTTAATGATGAATCTTTAGAATTTTTTATTACAAAATTTGATTTATCAAGAACTTTAATTAATTCATTTCTTGATTTTTCTAAATCAGATAAAACATTTGAGTCTGTCAATTCGTTTATTTTTTTTTCTACAATCTCAGTAATTAAAAATGTTTTTAATATTTTATTGTTAGTATCTGTCAATAAAGAACCCGCAGGTATTTCTTTATCAAACTTTAACATGTTAACCAAATATGTTGGTGAAGAATTTTCAATAAAAGAGGTTAACGCGGTCTTTAATCCTGAACTATATACTGTTAATTCTTTTGTTTTTGCGTGTAATCCAAATAAATTTAACGTTTTACCGGGTGTTGGTGATGTTGATGTGAAAACATCATATTGGTTTATTGGTCGATAGTCGTTACTAAACAACATAGTAGTAACGTCTTTACCATATTTTGTATAAATTTCGTTGTATTTGCTTTTGTACTTTTCAAAATAATCATTAGTTGTGTCAAATACCGATTTTATCAATTTAGTATATGATAAAACTTTACCATCTTGTAGTTCTCCCATATATTCACCCTCAGCAACTTTATTTGTATTTTTAGGTTGTAGAGTTCCTGTTTTATTTGCATAAGATTTATTTAAATCATTTAAAAACTCTTTTGTAAATTCTTCCGCTTTTTTTCCACCAATTGTTTGGTTTGTCGCAATTGACCTTTCATCATACATTTCGGTATTTGCAAAGAAATTAGACGATAACGCATTTTGTAGTCTTTCTACCGGTTTGCTTAATCCTTGTCCACCAATAAAGTTTAATGAAAGAGTAACCGTAGCAATCATCGGTTGTACACCGATACCTTCAGGATTTAAATCCCACGTCATTTGGCCACCTTCATCATATGAGATATTAACATCTCTAATTACTACTTTTGAATGATAGAAATCACCCACCCTTAAAACACATACCGGAGGTGGTCCGAATGATGTATTTCTTGCTCTTAAATCAGATTCCTCTGAAATACCTTTAATTGGTATCGTGTCACCAGGTCTAATAGATTGTAAAAGGAATGTTAATCTAGAATTTAAACCTTCTGGTGTTGTCGAATGAAATGCTGGATGAAAATACTTTAATTTTTCTTTTAAAGATTTAAATACAATAGGGTCATTCTCCTCTAATTTTTTAAAATAAAAACATTCAGATAGTGTTTTTGCAATAATTCTTTTTAAAGGGTCAATTGCCGGTCTTCTTATTGGTTGAGACGCTGTCACTTGACCATTTGGTTCAAGTCTAGTTACCGGTACGGGTGTTGGTGTTGGTGTTGGTTTTTGTGATGTATTTTGATACGTCATTTCAAATAATGTTTGTCTACAATAAAACGCTATAGGTGAATAAACTTTTAATCCCGGTACTTTAACAAACTCTTTATCGATACATTCTTTAATTGGGTTTACCTCACTACCTGTAAAACCTTCACCATAGTTATATGATTCAATAATTAATTTACCATCATAATCGTATCCGAAACTTTTGAAATCATATTCTTTTATGATTACAATTGGTTGTCCTGCTTGAATGATTTCTTTATCATTTTCTCCATTGTTTTTGTTAACGGGTGTAAAATCTAATGGCCATTTTATATCAGGTTTTGTATTATCTTTTTTAATTCTATCAAATATATCTTGAATCACGCTATGGCTTCTTCTCATTGCTAATCTTTCATTATAATCAGTTGTCGCAACCGATGAACATGATGATGATATTTTGACTCTAATGTCTTGTGCTGTTTTACCAGTTAAACTATTAACTAAATTATTTATTGATGTCACATATGTGTTAAAATTATTTTGAGCATCGTCAAAATACTCACCGATTTTTGTTTTTTGTGCATCAATATCTGTTTGTGTTATTGTAATATTTGAACCGAAAATATGTTCTTTTTCTTTAACTACTTGGGGGTCTGTTTGTGTTAAACCTGTTAATGTTATTAAAGAATTACCTAAACTATTAATATATGTTTGTTTATTTGTTGGTGTAACAAAGGATTCGTATGTCTTTGTATAGTTTTGGTCTGTTCTTATTTTTTTATTATTAGGGTCCGGTCTGTCGTTTTCATATTTTAAAACAACATTAACAGGACCAATTTTTTCAGATACGTTTACAGAGCTGGTTCCCGGGTCATCAACAACAGGATATTCAGTTGTTATTTTATATTGTTGGATAACTTCAGGGTCTGCACCCTTATTTAGAAATGATTGAATTAGTTTCACGTCGTTAGAATCTAATTGAGCAAATCTTCTAATTAACGCATAGAAATCAAGTTCTTCACAACCAGCAAAAAATGCATTAATATAGTTTTCAGACTCTTCATCAGTCATCCCTTTAAAGTATTCTCTTACTAATAAGTTTAAAATACTTGGGTGGTCAACAACCACTTTAAATGATAATTGTCCACTTCTTGATGTGTCTTGATATGTGTAGATTGGTTCGGGTCTTCCTAAGAACGTATTATCCTGCCATCTTGCTTGGTTGTTTTCACTAATTTTTAAATCGTATGGTGGAAACCACATTACACGTCCACCGTTAGGACCTCTTTCACAAAATGGTAAATCATTATATGTAAAACCCGGAGTATTTGATGTTCTCCATGCTAAGTTTTCAATTGAAAACATATATTTTTTAGCATAGAACCCATCACCAGTTGGTGACTCTAAGATATTTGTAGAATTTTTAGCACCAAATGAATTTCTAAAACTATTTTTTGCATCATAGTTACCACTTGACATTGGTGCGATGTTTATATTCCATGGTCTGCTTTCACCACCCATTATACTATCATCGAACTTTCTAATATTTGCAGTTCTTTTCATGGTATCAGAATAGTTCATGTAAGACCTATCTTTTGTCCACACTCTACAATATTCAGCACCCGTTTCTTGGTTAAATTTATCAACAAACTTAATTGCAGAACCTCTCGATAACATTGAGTCACCTTCTTTGAATATTCTACTTGTTTGGTCAATTACATTACCTACGTGAGTTCTTGATGATAAACCATCTTTTGGCATCGAATCCAACAACTCTTGTGTTTTACCAAGAATTGAGTCTTCTCTAAATCCATATTTTGTTGATATTGAATTATTATATGCGTCTGCTTCTTGAGTTTGAAATTCTCGATTGTGTAAACCAATCTTATTTTGAGAATTTTTACTTATCCACGTAAGTTTACCACTTATTGGTCCACCTTCGGATATATTCCTTTGTCTTTCAAATAACGATGCTTGAACAGGGTCAAATAATAAACTTAAATAATAACTACTTTTTACCATGTTGTCATTAAAGTCTGACATGGTATATTTTACATCTTCACTTCTATCGTCACCAATATACGCAACACCTTTAGGTGCTTCTAATCCTAAAAGATTTTTAACTTGGCCACCAACATTGTTTACAAAGTTAAATAACTTAGACGATTGTTGTGACCTAGCACTTGTTGTATAGTTAGGTGCGTATGTTGAATATGTTAGTTGGTCAAATAATATTTGTTTTTGACCTTGACCCATATATTCAACAAACAAATCAGAAGGTTTTCTACCTAATTTTGGTCTTCTTTGAATACCAACTAAGGTACCTAAAACACCTGTAACGTCTTGTAATATTGCCCCCGCCTCTGTTTTTGGTGTTGGTCTATTTACAACAGGATTTCTTGGGTTTGTTAAATAATCACCGGGTATTTCACTAAATGGAAATTCAAGACCAGCAACTGTTTGTAAAAAATCAACACCTTTACCTAATAAAGTTGCTGAGACGGTGATTTTATAATTTTTTTCAACTATTGGTTCTCTACCTGTTACAATATTGATTGCAGTGGCGGCATTTCCATTGATTGCGTCCGCTAACCTAACTCTTCCTAAAGTTGCGGATTCTAAATTTTGTTGTAGTCTCGCAAAAACAGGTCCTTGTCTATTTTCTCTTATGTTATTAGTTGCAAATTTCATTAACCTCGAATCATTATCGAAGTTTTGACCCGCCATAATACTAATTAAATTAGTTCTTTGTGGTTCGAATGAATCAACATAACCAGCTGACAATATACCACCATTTAACCACGCTAACATGGGTAATGATGTGTTTGTGTACTCCTCAATTATGTTATTAGGAGGTAAGTATAGATTTATAAAATTTTGACCAAAATATACAGGCCAATTAGTTTTAACATCACCAGGGTCAACATTTGAGAAATTACTCAGATTTTGAATAGCGTAGTTACCACTATTGAACGTTTGAGGTCCATTAGGTCTATTTAAGGTTTTCGATATTAGAAAGTCCCTAAATGATTTTGTACTATTAAAATCTAAATATGTTGGCATTTATTATATAAATAGCTATTTTTTAATTTTATATTTTAAACAAAAGGTATTCGTACATTGGTGTAATCCCCAATTTCAGGATTCACACCAAGTCTAAGTGAATCCATATAAGATGGGCTATTAGTGATACCCCTAAAAACACCATCAGTAACCGTACTATCGGATTTTAATGTTACGGTTTGCTCAACAACTACTTTTTTTTGTGATTCTGTATTTGATGTATCTGTTTTTGTTTGTGTTTTATTATCAACGGGAACAGATTCGGGTGATTTCGTTTTATTTGCAGTTTTTGTTATAAATTCTCTGATTTCTTGACCACCTTCTTTTATAAATGGTGATGCTTTATCTGCACTTTCTTTTACTTTTTTAGCCAAATCTTCAATAGGGTCTAAACCAAAATCTTTTTTAAGTTGTTGTGCTGCTGAACCAAATTCATTTCTTAATAACGCCGCGATGTAGTTTACATTTCTTGACATGTTTTCTACATCGGTTGCTTGTTTTTCGATAATTTGTTCCGGTGTTAAGTCTTTAAACTCGTCTTGGTATTGTTTTAATTTTTGTAATTGTGTTGATGTTAAATTTTCTAATGCGATTTCATTTGCACCAAAAACTTTTCTCATTTCATCACCTTGAAGTTGAATGGTCATTTTACCATCTTTCATGGTTGAGATATTTGTTAGGAATCTCTTAGTATCGTCATCTAAATTTAAACCTGATGCCATCATCGCTGCGGACGCTGATGACCTTTCAGCGGCGGCAATTGCACCTTTGGCTAATTCGTCATATGAAATACCAAGTTCCTTAGCCATAGCCTTGGCTTTTCTTAAATTAACCCCTGTAATTTCAAATCTACCCTGTTCTTGATTATATGTTGCTAATGAACCAGCAACACCGATTAATGCATCTTGTAATCCCTCAACATTATTTGTTGCCATATACATTAACTTTAATGGGTCGTTGAAGTCACCTATAGCACCACCAATCGCTTGTAAATTTGCTGCCATATCAATCGCACCCTCTGGGTCAAATACTTTATCTGCTATTGTGTATACAGATTGCATATTCATCCTAAATTCGGTTGATTTTCTAACCATTTCAGCTAATCCTTGGACACCGTTTTTAAAACCGAATTCATTAAGTTTACTTAATTCCGTTTTTAAATTAGCGGATATTTTTTGTGACTGTAAACCTAATTCAATAGACCTACCTCCAGCAATTTTAATTTCTTCAGCAACATCGGATGCTCCAATACCAATTTTTTCAAATTCAGGGAACATACTAACTAAATCATTCAATGTTCCAACATATGCGGTTGCTGCGACACCGGCTTCTTTCCAAGATTCTCTATTCAAAGTTAAAAATCTACCTGAATCTAAAACTAAACTTTTTTGAGCTTCTGCTAATTCCGCAAAACCTATACCAATCCTAATTAATTCAGGGTTTGTTTGTGTTAATTCCTCTCTTAAATCTTTAGAAAATTGTCCTGTTAAACCGGCCTCTCTATTAATTTGTCTTAATAAATCACTTTGTGTTTGGAAGTATTGTAGAATACCATCTTTTATTAAACCACCGGTATCTTTTAGAATATCTTTTATACCTTTTAAGTTACCTTCGGAATCTAATAAAGAGTTAATCATCTCAGAAACTGGTTTAATTTCTTCAGATGTTCTCATCATATATTCCTTACTTTCAAAAGATTTCGCCACATCACCTAAACCACCAATTATTGTTCCCGCTCCTTTTTGAAAAAAATTAGCGGAACCTCCGCCACCTTTTGGATTTGAATCGGGTGGTGTTGACCTAAAATTTTGCCATGCCGCTCTAATTTTATCTACATCACTTTGATTGTCTTTGCTAAGATTTTCATCTTTGGCGTATTCAACCATAAATTGTCCCCAATCACCTCTACCTCCATTGGCTTTGGTTGCTAAATCGATTGTTGATTGTTTAACTGCCATTTTCTCTTTTTAGATAAATATTATTGGGTACTGTTTTCTAATTCAATTAAGTAACTTACATAATATCTTCTCAGATATATTGGCATAGTTAAAACATCCCCATACGAGAAACCTCTTTTAATTAGAAATAAAATTTCGTCTAATTGTCCTTTTCTATATTCCGTAGAAAGGGCGAAAAAACTCAACCCCGAATCCAACTTCAACTTGGACTATATCTCCTGACGGGGTTTTTACTGTTTTTTTAAGGTCTAAACCTGGTGTATTTTCTCTAATATATTTTCGAAAGTCTTGTGAATCCTTAATTGGTAATTTTTGAACAAAATTATGTATGTTCATCATATCTCGGTTTCCTGCAACTGATTTAATTACCATCTCAAGTCGTTTGGTTGCGATAGGTGCAACACCATTTCCGTTCCAACTTTTTTCAATGTTATCGAGTTCTTTTAATTGTTTCTGTGTTAAAAATTTAAAAGTAATGTCAACATTACTTTTTTCCATGTGATACATATATTCACCGTTAACATCAGGTTCTAAAGTAAAATCTTTAAATTTTAATTCAGATAAATCAACGTCTGCGGTAAATTCTTCATTTGTTTTTGAGTCGGTTAAATAAAATGTATATTCTGAACCAAATGCTGTATTTCTTAAAAATATTAATACCGCTTGTTTATCCTCGTCAACCATTTCTTCAATTGAGAAATCTTTATCAAGGATTTTCCTTTTTAATAACTCTTCAGTTACCATGTTATTAGCAATTAAATTTGATGAAGATAAAATATTTTCATCGGCTGCGGTTAAATATGCAACTTTAATTGATTTTTTATTATTTGGATAATGTATACCCCTTGATGGTAATTCAACAACGTCATATGCGATTGTTGGGTCAACTCTAAATTCTTCCATGTTTATTTTTGTTATAACTAGTTTAATTTACAAAACTTCTATAAAAAAGTAAAGGTCTCCTTTTGAGAGACCTTTTATATTGACAGATTTGTTTATAATATTAGTAAACTTGAATACATCTATCCATTCTTAATGAACATGTGATTGATGCAACATCGTCTCTTGAATAATCAAGTTCGTTGAAATTCAAATCGGTGATAAACGTACCTTGTAGAATCCATTTTTCAACAACAACCCCCGTTGGGTCTAACATTTCCAATTCAATATCCTTCTTATAACCAGCAGCATAACCCATACGACCTGTTACAGACTCAGCATGTAAACGGAACCATTCCATTAACGCTTGGGATGCTGAAGGACCGATTGGGTCTTTAAAAGTTACTCTTATTTCATTCCATTCAAATCTACCAGCAACATAAGTTGAGGTGTTAATGAAAGGAATTGCAACTGAATTTATTTTAGCACTTGGTCTAGCAGCAGATGCCACATACCATTCGTTTATACCCAAAGAAGAAGGAAATCTTAGGATAAATCGGTTAACTCTTTTCGGTTCGTAAGGAACCGGCATTTTCATCAATAAATCTGCCATGTCAATATTTTGTTTTAATTTTTTTTATTTTTATCTTTCTTATAAATATGTTGTATCCGAAAAAATGAAAAAATTCTTGACCAACCCTTGATTATGTCAATTTTTTTTCGTATTTTTTCCATACTAGTATACTAGGCCACATATTAAGAACTAGATTAACTAGTCTAGATAAACTAGAATAATTAAAACTAGAAATACTGGTACTAGAATACTGGTGCATATACTGGGTAATTTATAATTTTATTTTTTTTATATTTTTATTGTTCCACACGAAACATATAAAAGGGAAGGGATAAACCCCTCCCTTTTTTTAGATATTATCAAATGATGCTCCTGTTGGTGTAATAATGAATTCTACATCAATAAATTCAAGAGAACGAGTTGGTTTGATATAAATCTTACCTCTCAATGTGTTAGCATCGATATCCTCTGGGTCATTTGAAACCGTTACACGGAATTCGAATAAACCTCTTTCTCTTTTAATCGCTTCAAGTATTGGATTAACCAATCTCAAGAATTCATTACGAACCTGTTCATCATTTTGTTCGAACAATAATCGTATTGCTACTGCTGAAATTAATTTCCTTGCTCTTAAAAGTAATCTTCTTACGTTAATCCTATCCAATGCAGATTCTCTTACTTGAAGAGTTTTGTTACCCCAAATAATTGTTCCTGTATCAGCAAATGTAGCAATTGGATTAATTCTATTTTTATATAAATCATCTCTTTCATCGAGAGTTAATTTCTTAAATGCTTTAATAGAGTTAACTAAACCTCTTGAATAACCAGCCACAGCGAACCATGGGAATGAAACATTATCAGTAAGTGCAATATTTCTCAATACCTCACCTGTAGGTGGAATATATAGTTGAGTAGCGTTGTCCACATCTCTAACTTGTATCCATGGCCAGTAAGTTGCTGAGTAGTTACTATCAATTGCCACACCGTCTAACGCATCGATTACTTCATCAGATGTTGTTAAATTAGGTGAAGACATTACGTATAGTGAATCTGCTCTATCTTCTTCAATCATATCAATTGCGTAAGCGGTTAGTGAACTATGGTCGTAAAAGTTAATACCCGGTGTTGCGAAGATGTTAATATCAACCGCTTCAGGATTTGCGAATACATCGATACCTTGTTGGTATGCGTAGTAATCGGAGTTTCCTAATGTTGAGTTGAAAACTCCTCCGTTATTAGTGTTACCGGTTGTGTATGTAGATTTACCGAAGATAAATGCATCTCCGTAAGTTCTAACATTTCTATAAATGTCCCAACCATCAAAACCACCACCAAGAGCTAAAGTAAATTTACGATAGTTGATGTTTGTCAATACGTTATTTACACCTGTTTGTCCTTCTAAATCATATGATGTTGTTTGGTATGTTGTACCGGTAATTGTTGATGCGTTTGTTGATAAGTGAAAACCGTCTGTTGAACCAACAGCACCTGTTCCTTTATATTTAAACAAGTCTCTATCATAACTAACTTGCCCAACTTGACTTGAAAGACCGAAATACGCTCTTCTTACTTTATCACCTGAAGAAATTATTGGTGTACCGTCAGCATCATATCCTACAGTGTCACCTGCAGTGTAGAATTCTGTTTTATACATTACCGAACCTAAAGTTTTTGCTGAACCAAAAGATGTGTTTGCAACGAACCCTTTAAAACCAGCGGGATATGCATCTGTTGGATGATTACTCGCCATTGATAACATAATATATCTTGAACGTAATTCATACTCACCGTCAGAAGTTCCAATTTTTCTGGCAACATATCCTGGTAAATCAGGGTTCATGGAACATCTTGAAAATTTCTCAAGTGCAACCAAGTTATCGTCGGTGTCGTTAAAATCTCTAACAATTAAATCGAATTCACCTGTTTCAATATTAATATTGATAATTGAAACTTTAACTTCGTAGTTTCCTGAATCACCATCTGATATTGTAATAATGTCAAATAAATCATCAATTTCACCACCACGAACTTCAGAAACAATTGTTGGTGAAAGTGGTGTATCCCATTTGGTTAAGAATGAATTTCCTTCAGTTTCAAAAACTTCAGTTAAACTTAAACCTCTAACATAACCTTGTTCAAACGCTTCGCTTAAGAAATTTGAATATACCTCATTAACATAAATTGGTACATCACTTCTTAATTTATCATAAACGTCAGTACCGAATACTTTTGTTACATATTTTGAAGATGTTGAATCTAAACTACATGTAAATGTTTTACCTCCACTTGTTGAACCCGTAACATTAACAGTAAATTCAGATAAAGGATTGGTCGTTAAACCTGAACCACTTATTGAGAAACTTGTATTTCCTGTTGTTTCTAAAGTTAAATTTTGTCCAGAATAAGAACCTCTTGACCTGAAAGCAACTACCACTCTACCATCGTAATCTGTTTTTAAAGTTGCATTATATGTGTATCTTGTTACATCAAATTGAGTAGTACCACTATTGTAAACAAACAAATAAGAATAAACTTCATCATTAGTATTGTTTACAAGTACGTTGTACCATTCTTTGTTATTGTTATTATTTGCATTATTCAATCCTGTTAAAGGTGAAACCTCTTCTAAAGAATCGGTTAGACCTGCAATTTCAGAATCGGGTACAAGACCTAAAACAAACCATTGACCATCGTTTGATGATGTGTTACCACTATCATTTGATACAACATAATCTGTGATGTATGAACCATCTACAGAAATTTTGTCAGATAATTCAGTATAAAAAGTACTACCTGTTACACCTGTTAATGTTGGAACAGTCGTACCTGTTGTTAAACCACTGTAAGTTCCCAATGTGATACCACCCAATGTTTGGATACCATATGTTTTAACAGGTTTGAAACCGGTAAGACCTAAAATTCTTGTAACAAACAACTGATTAGACTCTTCTAAGTATGACTTAGCGAAGTAAGGTAATTCGAATTTTGGATTACTGTTACCATCTTTCAATGGACTACTGTTACCAAAATATGATTTGAATTCATCAAAATTCGTTATTAAGATAGGTTCAAAAGCGGGACCTTTTAAGGTTTCACCCACCAAACCCAAAGTACTTACACCGACGCTCTGAGCAACGAAGGTTAAATCTTTTTCCGAAGTATAAACACCCGGAGACACAAAAACTCTATTATTTGCCATTTTTAATTTGTTTGGTTATTAATATTTTATTTCTTTATCAATAAATATCTTTGTTTTTAGCAAAGATTTCCTTGATTTTTTGAAAAATGATATTTATGGATAGTAAATTATCCTTTTCTATCCATATTTATCTTTTATATGAGTGAACCCTTTAAAAACGTTAAGATTACAGAAAAGCATCACAATATGTTGAAAGAATATTGTGATAAAAATGGTTTAAAAATTTATAAAGTAATTCAAAAATGGATTGATGATACTTGTAAACCAAACAAGGTAAGTGAGTCACCTAAGAAAAAAGATATCTATGGAGATTAATTTTTTATAACATACTAATCTCCGTCATATCAACGGTAATGTTATCACAAATTAATAGATTACCATCAATTACAAAATTGTCAGTTCTTTCTAAAACTAATAAAGATTCAAGATGACCTGTGTCAACATTAAGACCGTAGATATCATTATCAACAACTAAATTGATTATTAAATTTCCATATATCTCAATATGAGATAATGTTTTTTCGTATAAAAATTCTTGTATTGTCATGTTATTTAACTTATTGGTGTTATTGTTGTAATTGTGGCTCCAGAACCAAATCCTGTACCGGTATTAAGTGATGTGTCTAAAGTTCCATCTGAAAATAAACGTACAATATTACCTACCGACGTACCGTTATATGATGTAAAATTACCACTAACTAATATTTTACCATTTGTTTGAACAACAATACTGAGTACATGATTATCAAACCCTGTTCCAATACTAAATGTATTATCAATAGTTCCATCAGAATTTAGTCTAACTATCCTATTAGATGTTACACCACTATACGATGTGAACGCTCCCCCGACCATTATTTTACCACTTGAAAGAGCCGAGACAAAATAAACACTATTATTAAATCCGGTTCCAGTGATAAATGTATCATCAATAGTTCCTCCGGAATTTAATCTAATTATTCTATTAGATGTCACCCCACTATATGATGTAAAATCCCCACCAACGACAATCTTACCATCTGATTGTACAGATGACATGTATGTGTAGGCATTAAATCACGTACCGACTGTAGTT